ATAGTAGTCGTACCTAAGTTAGTTGAATCGTATGTCCAGCTCAATGTATCTCTCCATTAGTTATTACTACTCACCAAGAATATTTGTCCTGATGGTGTAGAAGTCTTCTGTGATCCATCGGTTGCTGTTTAGGAACCTACGTACCAAACCTCGTTGTTTATCTTCTATCGTAGACTTCTTACACTTCTTAGTCTGAAACTCAGAGGAACTAGAGGTTCTACTCTTCACTTCTACGTTAAGTAGTTGGACCAGAGTTTCAAGCTGTTGGCCTGACATCTCAGATAGTCTGTCGCCTACTTTGGACTGGACTTCCATCTCAGAGTTATGGTAAACACTGCCGATGGAATATAGCGTATAAGTCTTGTATTGGTCGATACCAAGTTCTAACCAGTTGAAGTGATCCCCTCGTTTCCAATTCTTCCCGTTACCTGAGAAGGGTATCTTAACGAATAGCGGCCAGTCAACTTGAAAGCCTAAGTGTGTTGGGTGTGTCATATTATATTTTCCATTTGTAACTGTTCAGTGTTTTATAATTGGGTGAGAACCCAAGCCTAAGCTCAGGTTCCCCCTTTAGTTTAAGTTAAGCTATTAAGCTACAACTGCGGAGAAGAAGTAACCCAAGTCAGCGCCAACAACTTTCATGTCGTATGCCATCTTAACTTGGATTTGCTCTGCTACGCCTACGCGCTTAAGTGCATCATCTGTGAAGCTCTCAACTGTTACACCAAGGTTAGATACACCTTCAATGCTGTTCCAAGCAAAGGTCAAGCCAGCAGCAGGGGTCATAAGACCGGATGCGCGTGGAGTGTGTACCAACAGTGCGTTCTTACCACCGATGAAAGCGTTAGCTTCGGCAAGGCCTTCGGCACCAGTGTTAGCTACTGCTTCCATGACGTAGAAGTTCTCTACACCAAAGATTTCAGCCAACTTAGCGTCAACAACCAGTGCTGGGTTATTAACAGTGGAACCACCATTAAGACGAGCAAGGATATCAGGGTGATTAACCAAGATGTCGCGCACTTCTTTGCCTACAACCATTGTGTTTGGCTTGAAACCACCAGACTTCAACTGCATGGTACGAGCACCAGTAGTTACGTCAGCGATTGGAGTGGAGTTAGTGTAGTCAGACCACAAGTTAGACGGAGTTACGTCAGTAGTCCATTTGCCAGCAGCGAAGAATGTAGAAGCAAAGGCTTCTTCACGTTCGATGAGTACACGGTTCATCAAGGTCTGTGCGCCGTTTACGCGAGTTTCCAAGACTGTATCTTCGTTAGCAATAGTCTGTGCGTCGAAGTCCATGCCAATGCCATATACGTCAGCAAAGTATGAGTCGTTGGAGATAGCTAGACCAATACGGTTTACCTCTGTACGTGGGGACAGCTTCTTAACGTCGCCCTTACGGTTAGCATTTGCACGGTCATAGATGTAGTACTTATCAGACTGCTTAGACACACCAACGACAGGGAAAACCTTGTCAGCGATATATACAGACTGCTCTTGTACGTAGGCCAATGTCAAGTTTGACAAAGGTGTGTCCAAGTGGACGGATTGTGGTGTTAGAATCGGCATATTGTTATTCCTTATGAGCTAAGTAGTGCAGCTTACGCTACAGCAGTACCAGCCAAGCTAATTTCGATTGCGATGATCTGACCGTCAACACCAGCTTCATAGGTCTTACCTACAATGATGTCTCCAGATGCTGCGGTTACAGCGTTGCCATCTGCGTCGATACCTACGTTAGCACCGATTGCGATTGTTGCGCCACATTCTACCATTGTCTTACCAGACACGGTAACTGTAGCTGCGTTGCCAGAAGCTGCTGGGACCAAAAGGACACCAAAAGCTGCATCTCCGTTGCCACAAAGTACTGCTTTAGCAGCATTGTTCATCTTAACGAATTTGAATTGAGCGGCACTAAGATCAGCACCAGCGATTAGAGTGCGGTTGTCACGTGATTGTGTTACGGCCATGATTATTCCCCTTTATAGGATTTGTTGATTAGGGTCTTGCCAGCTTCGGTCTTCGCTACAGCAGCGTAAGCCTTGGCATAGTCGCCCTTAGTAAGTTCGTTGTCACCCATGTAGGTTTTAACGAGTGCATCTAGTTTATCGGCTGAAGTGGCGAACTCACCATCTGCGTCAGACTTACCAAATTCTTCCATAGCTACATCAAAAGCTGCGTCTGCTGCCTTTAGTGCTGCCATAATTGCTTCATCATCGTAGAACTTCTCTACGAGAGCTTTAGCTACAGTTAGATCGAAGTGTGGTAGTGAATCACTAGCTTTCTTCGATAGTACAACGTCGGCTTTCTCTAATTCATACGCAGCTTTCTCAACCGCAGCATTTTCGAGGGCCTTAAGGACTGGCGCGGGAATATCGGACTTAACCAACATCTCGCCTTCTACTTCCAGCATCTCAACGTCAGCTTTCTTTTCGATAGCCTCTGCTGTGATAACATAACCGTTGTCGATCAGACCTTTGCGAAGGACTTCGTTATCAGCTTTAAGTGCAGCAACTTCAGCTTCCAAAGGATTAACCTCAAGAGCTACTTCAGCTTCTACTTCTACAGCTTCATCAGCTTTGTCCATCTTGTAGTCAAGAGCTTTCATAGCTTCTGGACGACCACAGTCTTTCTCAGCCATGTATGTAGCTACTTTAGCTTCCATTTCTTCTGTCATTTTTGTAATTTCCTCTTGAGGATTGTCACGCTTAAAGAGACTAACCATTGCCTGAGCATTGGCTGGACGATCCACTAGGGAAAGTTCTTCAAGGTGAAGTTTTGTTAGGAGACTAGGCAAGTTAGAGTTCCTCCTTGATAGCACGTCCACCTATTGAGAACGCAGCGAGTTCACCTGACTTAACCATATCCCAGACGTTATCATCGAATACTTTGTACGCGACTACCCATCCTTCACGGTCAGACTGGATTCCTAGAGCATCACCAATTTCCTTAGTGATAGGGAGCGAATGTACTACTACACCAACCTGATCCCCTTTGTGCATAGCCTTACCAACTCGCACATGCTCCATAAATTCGTTAACGGCTTTCACTAGGGTATCAGCCCCAATGACATCGCCTTGGCGGTCAACTACAGCTTCACCCTTTTCGGTTACTACTGAGGCCCAACCATAGACCATACGTTGTTCGTCGTCGGTCTTGAGGATTTTACCTTCGATATTTTTTGTCATATCACTCACAGATGTTTTTCCTTCCATTAGTTTAACTCCCTTGTAATAACCAAAGGCAGACTACTGTTATTAGGAAAGGTTTCAATAGAGCCATCTGCGTAAGTAACTTCAAACTCTACGTAGTATGTACCTACTGTATCCGTGTCACCTGTTTGCCAATCGTACTGTACTACCCCACCATCAGCATCAGTAATTGTCATCTGCTCGTCCAAAACAACATCACCTCCAACAGCCTTCATATGAAGCATTACAGTGGCAGCAGTAATATCTACTGGGACAAGGTTAGCATCTGATAGTGTAGCCTCAAGGGAGGGGGAGGTATCATTCTGTTTGATTATAAATGCCATTACGCTGCCCTGTTTTGGTTGCTATTAATGCTTCTGGTAGGCGAGTTGTTTCAGTCACGTCTA